CAACAAGATGTACAAACGACTATAAATGATTGCAGAAAAGTATTTGATGATTGGAACTCTATGAATGAAGAGCTTAAATTAATATGTTGCAATATGATGTTTAATTTAGGCTACCCAAGATTTTGCAAATTTAAACTTATGATACAAGCTATAAAAGATGGCGACCATATCGAAGCCGCAGTCCAAATGAAGCAGAGCAGATGGTACAAACAAGTAACAAACAGGGCAGATCGACTAATAAGCCGAATGAAAGCTGTACCTTTACAAAAATAGAACTTATTAAACAAAAGAACAGGGAGAGACATAAATTAGCTTTGTCTCAATTTTTTAAACCAAGAGACAATAAATTTAAAGGATACAAACATGATTGACCCTATCACATTATCTGCGGCTGTCTCAGGGGCAACAGCGGCATACAATGGCATAAAAAAAGCCATTACGATGGGTAAGGAAATTGAAGATTTAGGTTCACAGTTGTCTGCATGGATGTCTGCTGTTAGTGATGTAGACAACATTCACAAAAATGCAAATAATCCTTCAACGTTTGATAAAATATTTAATGGTTCGATTGAACAAGTTGCAATGGAATCTTACAGTAGTCGTAAGAAACTTGAAAAACAACGAGAAGAATTACGAAACTTTTTAATTGGTAACTATGGGTTGCAAGCTTGGGATGATTTATTAAAAGAAGAAGGTAGAATAAGAAAAGCTAGAAGCCAAGCTATATATCAAAAAGAACAACAAAAACGAATGATAAGAGATTATACTATTATGGGTATAGCAGCTCTTATTGGTTTAAGTGCTGTAGGGTGGATGGTATGGCTAATAAGTATCTCAGTTTAATTCTACTGTTATTAGTATTACTTCCAACTGCTTCAGCTAAAGAAGATGATAGTACATCTGTAAAGATGACAACTTGTAGACTAGCAAGTCAAATATTAGGAAACGATCAAAGAGTTTGTGTATTTGTTGGGGCAAACAATACGCAGTACAGAGAATACGTACCTTATGATGCAGGAGAATGTCCTAAAGAATATAAATGTCCTTACAGACCAAATGAAAAACCTTTTGATTTAAAAAGTGTAGTTAGAAGTATAAAAGACCAGTTTACAAAATAATCTTGCATTTATAATGCATAACATGTATACTAAAATATGAAGCAGTTGTGTAAAGAAGCGTTTGAGTTTGCTATGAAAAGAGCAACTACCGAACAACAAAAAGATCAAGTCATAAAAAACTTTAAAGAAGTTTACAAATTAATTTATAAATTAGAGAAACAAAATGGCAAGCAGTTACTTAACTCTAGTAAATAATGTGTTAAGAGATGTTAATGAAGTTGAATTAACCAGTTCCAGTTTTGGTAATTCAAGGGGCATACAAACATCTGTAAAGGATTTTGTTAACAGATCTATATCCGATATAATTAATTCTGAACTTAACTGGCCCTTTACAAGAGCAGAGGGTTCATTAGATCTTACATCTGGAAAACAACTGTATGCATTTGAAACTGTTTCATCATCCTTGAAGTATCTTGACTACGATACGGTATTTCTACAACCAAAAGATTACATTACAAATGGTGACTATGAAGTTTCTGGGTCAGCATCAATAACTGGTTGGTCAACTGTATCAGGTAGTCCTGCAGCTAGTTCTAAATTTGGCAACACACTTAAATTAACAAGTGCATCCGTTACACAAGAAATATCAGATCTTGTTGTGGGAAAGTCCTATGAGGTTATAGTTAAATTAACTGGTGCAACAATAGTAGCAACTATTGGAACATCATCTGGTGGTTCACAAACTAAATCACAAACTATAACAATAAGTAACGCAAATGAATCATCCTACACAAGTTTTACATTTACTGCTACGGCTGTAACTCATTTTGTTACATTAACAGAAAGTTCAGGGTCTAATGCCTTTGTAGGATTTATTAGTTTTACAGAAGATGACGTAAATCCAAAACGACTAAAGTATTTAACATATGAAGAGTGGAATGATAATTTTAGAGAAAAAGACTCTGCAGCATCTACCGATAAACTTGGTGAGCCTGAATATGTTTATACTTCATACAATGACGAAGTGGGGTTAAGTCCCATACCAGATACAGATAATTTATCGATAAAATTTGATTATTATATTACACATACAGATTTATCTGGATCTACAGATACTTCTATTATACCTACAAGATTTGAGTCTGTAATAATAGCACGTGCTAGATATTATGCATTTATGTTGCGTTCTGATTTGCAAAACGCACAGTTTGCAAATAAAGAATATCAAGATGGTGTTAAAAGAATGAGGGTCGAGCTTATTAACAGAAAAAACTACGTGAGGGCTGTATAGATGCCTGATCTTTCTCAAACACAACCATTTGCCTTTACTTGCGAAGGTGGTCTTGTTAAAAGTAGATCTACCTTTATTATGCAACCCGGACAAGCATTAGAGTTGTTGAATTTTGAGCCTGATATAAAAGGTGGATACAGAAGAATAAGTGGATTTAAAAAATATGTAAATCAGATAGTACCTCAAACGTCTGCTAGTTCTGAAAAAGTTCTTATGGTTGCTTTGTTTAATAATAACATTGTTGCGGCCAGAGGAGAAAAGATATTTACATCAGCATCTGCTGAGTTAGGAACATTAAGTACTAATGCTATAGCAGCCGATACTTCAATGACAGGTTCTAGCACAATTACAGTTAAAAGCACATTAGGGTTTAGTTCAAGTGGAACACTACAGATTAATTCAGAACAATTTACATACACTGGAAAAACGGCAACAACATTTACAGGAGTTACTAGAGCAGTTAATAGTACAACAGCTGCAGCTCACTCAGCAAGTGGAGAAACTGCTCAAACAGTTGTATCCGAAGATTGGACAGTAAGAGATACTGGAAGAACAAGTGCTAGTAAATACACATTTGAAAGATTTAACTTTGATGGTAATGATAAATTAATCGTAGTTGATGGTGTAAACGACCCTACTGTTTTTAACACATCTTTTTCAGCTACGGATGTTACAGAGTCAACTGTAGAAGGTGCAAAGTTTGTAACAGCGTTTAGAGAACACATGTTCTACGCAGGTATGTCTGGCACACCACAAGAAATAGTGTTTAGCCAACCTTTTGATGAAGATGCGTTTAACACTGGAAGTGGTGCAGGATCTGTAAAAGTTGATGATACTATCGTTGGATTGAAAGTATTCCGTGATAATTTATTTATATTTTGTGAAAATAGAATATTTAAATTAACAGGAAGTTCTTCAGCTAATTTTGCAATAGCTCCTGTTACAAGAGATATAGGATGTATAAATGGAGACACAATACAGGAATTTGCAGGAGATTTAATATTCTTAGGTCCTGATGGATTAAGAACAGTTGCTGGTACTGCAAAAATTGGTGACGTTGCATTGGGAACAATTAGTTCTAACGTGCAATCTTTATTTGATGAAAATATAGCAGATTCTGGGCTATTTGACTCTGTAGTTATAGCCGATAAAACACAGTACAGAATATTTTTTGTAAAAGATGGATCAGCAGAAACATTTACAGATGGTGTAATATGTGTGATGAAAGGGCAAAACTTTGAGTTTGCAGAAATAAGAGGAATTAAACCATCCAGTACAGATACATTTGTAGAGAGTGGAGATGTTATAGTTGTTCATGGTGGATTTGATGGATATATTCATAGACAAGAAAAAGGAAATGATTTTAATGGAACTTCTATAATGGGTAGATATAGGAGTCCTGATATAACATTTGGTGATCCGGGTATTAGAAAACACATGCAACGTGTTATTTTAAATTATGCACCAGAATCAGCTATTAATGCTGATATGTTTGTAAGATATGATTATGAAGGTAAAGACTCAGCTAGACCTGCTGCATACCCATTAGATTCTACAGATGTAGTTGCAATATATGGCACATCATCTTATGGCAGTCCTACGTATGGTGGTGCATCACAACCACTTATAAGACAACCAGTAGAAGGTTCAGGATTTGCAGTAGCATTAAGAGTAAACGACAACGCAACAACAGCACCATATTCACTGAAAGGATTTGGTCTAGAATATCAAGTAGGGGCAAGAAGGTAAATGGGACAAACGTATACACGACAGTCATCGTATACTGACGGTGACGTAATCACAGCAGCACATACTAATAATGAGTTTGACCAACTATTAGCAGCTTTTCAAGCAAGTACAGGACACACTCACGATGGTACTGCCAATGAAGGTGGAGCGATTACTAAACTACTAGGTAACACCTTAACATTTGGAGCAGCCACTGCTGGGACAGATATTACTGTAACATTTGATGGAGAAAGTAATGATGGTGTACTTAAATGGATGGAGGATGAGGATTATTTTGAGTTCTCTGATGACATCCTTATTAGCAGTACTGAGAAGTTATACTTTCAGGACACTGGTACATATATTCATAGTAATGCTGATGGTGATTTGGATTTGGTTTCTGACGGTACTAATGCCGATGCAATCAAACTTGCCAGTGCAGGTGGGGTTACACTTGATGCCGCAGCAGACATAACACTTGATGCAGGTGGTGCAGATGTAGTTCTTAAAGATGATGGCACACAATATGGATCATTTACGAATACATCTGGTAATTTAATAATTAAATCTGGGTCTACAACTGCTATAACATTTAGTGGTGCTAATACAACTTTTGCAGGTACAGTAACAATTGGTAGTGCAGAAATATCTGAAACAGAACTAGAGATATTAGATGGTGCTACAGTAACAACTACTGAACTAAATATCATAGATGGTGATACAACTGCTAGTTCTACTACAGTTGCTGATGCAGACAGAGTTGTATTTAATGATGCAGGTACAATGAAACAAGTTGCAGTTACAGATTTAGCTGCATACTTTGATGACGAAATAACTGCAATGCCAAACCTTGTTACAACTGCCGCAACAACTGTTGGTGCATTAAACAGTGGTTCAATAACAAGTGGTTTTGGAACTATAGACACAGGTTCATCTACAATAACTACAACAGGTTTAATTACAGGTGGTTCGTTAGATATAGATGATGTTGTAATAGATGGAACAACAATAGGTCATACAGATGACACAGACCTATTAACAGTTGCTAGTGGTCTATTAACTGTGGCAGGTGAAATATCTGTAACTACATTAGATATAGGTGGCACAAACGTAACATCTACTGCTACTGAGTTAAATTTACTTGACGGTGTATCTGGATTAGTACAGGCAGACTTTACAAAGTTGGCAGCAGTTGATTCAACAGCA